TCTACTGGTGGTCGCTGCATTGCGCTTTCAACGCCAAACGGTGTTGGTAACTGGTTTCACAAAACTTGCACTGACGCGGAAGCAGGCGCTAACAATTTTCATCTAACAACGTTACCTTGGGATGTTCATCCCGACAGAGACGAGGCTTGGTATAAAAAAGAAACCAAGAACATGTCTAAGCGCCAAATAGCGCAAGAGTTAGAATGCAACTTCAATACTTCAGGCGAAACCGTCATTGACCCAGAAAGCATGAAATGGTTGTTAAAAAATGTTAGAGATCCAAAACACAGAACAGGTTTTGATAGAAACTTTTGGATATGGGAAGAATTTGATCCTTCTTGTAATTATTTAGCTGTGGCAGATGTGTCTCGTGGAGATGGTGCTGATTATTCTACTTTACATATGTTTAAGTTAGAGACTCTCGAAATAGTAGGCGAGTATCAAGGTAAGCCAACGCCAGACATGTATGCAAACTTCTTGAACCAAGTAGGGAGAGAATTTGGAAATGCGATGCTTGTGGTAGAGAATAATAACATCGGTTATACAGTCCTCGATAAACTCGTTGAATACGGTTATCCAAATTTGTATTACTCTGTTAAGTCTACACATGAGTATATAGAGCAACATCAAGCCGAAGTAAGGAATTCTGCAATCGCTGGTTTCACTACTTCCATGAAGACCAGACCTCTTATCGTAGCGAAATTAGAGGAGTTTATCAGAAATAAACTAATTACCATATATTCTTCTCGCACTATTAACGAGATGAAGACTTTTATTTGGAGGAATGGTAAACCACAAGCGATGAAAGGATACCATGATGATCTTATCATGGCTCTTGCAATTGGTTGTTGGGTTAGAGATACAGCGTTGCAAACAAGTGCTAGAGATTTAAATTATCAAAAAGCTTTTGTTGATGCAATTATAACTTCTAAAACTACCATGAATACACAAATTAAAGGTCAAGAAGGCTACAAGAAAGACAATATTTTTGATAAAATGAACGAAGCTAAAAACTTATACGACCAATATAAATGGATTATAAAGTGAGACAATAAATGGCAGACAATAGACGAAGAAGAGGCAACAACCCAGCTAACCAACAATCCGAGTTATTTAAAAGACTTACAAGATTGTTTTCTGGTCCGATAGTCAATTACCGGTCACAATCTGGTCGCAAAATTAGGCGCCAACATCTTGACAAATATTCATCGCGTTTCAAAACAGCTTCGGGTCAACAGTTTAAAAAATCACAATACAATCCTTTAGATAATATTGCCACCAATGCAATCGCAAATCAACGTCGTTCTGAGCGTTATGTTGACTTTGATCAAATGGAATATATGCCTGAGATTGCGTCTACCCTAGACATTTATGCTGATGAGATGACGACTTATTCAGATCTTAAGCCCATGCTCAATATTAAATGTTCTAACGAAGAAATCCGCGCTGTATTGGCATTGTTGTATGATAATATTTTAAACTTACAGTATAACCTTTTTGGTTGGTCACGCACAATGTGCAAGTATGGTGATTTCTTTTTATATTTAGATATTGATGAAAACCACGGTATTAAGTCAGCTATTGCTCTTCCTATTCAAGAGGTTGAGAGACTTGAAGGGCAAGACGCAACAAACCCTAACTACATTCAATATCAATGGAACTCCGCTGGTTTGACATTCGAAAACTGGCAAGTGGCTCATTTCCGTGTTCTTGGAAACGACAAATATGCGCCATACGGCACTTCTATTCTTGAGCCAGCACGTCGTATTTGGCGTCAACTGACGCTGATGGAAGATGCGATGATGGCTTATCGCGTTGTCCGCTCATCAGAGCGCCGCGTATTCAAGATCGATGTTGGTGCTGTTCCACCACAAGATGTCGAACAATATATGGAAAAGATTGTGACACAGCTTAAACGACACTCCGTTGTTGATCCTAGCTCCGGTCGCGTTGATTTACGATATAATCCTATGTCAATCGAAGAGGACTACTTCATTCCAGTTCGCGCTGGTTCTGCTACTGAAATTCAATCACTTGCAGGCGCACAGAACATTACAGCGATTGATGACATCAAATATCTTCGTGACAAGCTCTTTTCCGCACTAAAAATTCCCCAGGCATACCTTGCAATGGGTGAAGGCGCAGCAGAAGACAAGACAACGCTTGCCCAAAAAGACATCCGTTTCGCAAGAACAATCCAAAGACTTCAACGAGTTATCATTGCAGAGCTTGAAAAGATTGGTATTATCCATCTTTATACTCTTGGTTTCCGTGGTGATGATTTGCTTTCATTCTCTTTATCGCTCAACAACCCATCAAAGATTGCCGAGCTTCAAGAAATCGAACATTGGAAAGCGAAGTTCGATATTGCCGCGTCCGCAACAGAAGGCTTCTTCTCGCGTCGTTGGGTTGCAGAAAACATCTTCGGCATGTCTTATGAAGACTTCATCCGCAACCAGCGTGAAATGTTTTACGATCGTAAGCAAGATGCATCTCTTCAAGCAGTTGCTGAGGCAGCCGCCGCTGGAGAAGGTGGTGGTCTTGGTGGAGGCTTAGGTGGCGACCTTGGTGGTGACCTCGGTGGAGATCTTGGTGGAGACCTTGGAGCCGAGCCAGATCTTGGAGGCGGTCCAGAAGAAATGCCAGCAGGCGAAGCTGAACCAGCCGGGACAGAAGGTGGTGGTGGAGAAGAATCTCCACTATTGGCAGTTCCGCCCGGTTCTCGTAATGCACCAAAAACATACGAAAAGAGCACATATTTCCCAGTTAGAAATGACCGTCGTAAAGATGCTGGTCCAAGAACTCGCAACTATGCCGGCAAAAGAAGCGCAGAAAAGAGCAGTTCAACTGTAAGAAATGTGTTTCCCGGTTCAGAGATCAACAGTATACCCAGTATTGCAAAAGGCATTTATGAGGAAGAACAACCTACTTATAATTTGAAAGAACAAAATGAAGAAGAAAAATTGTTTCATGTAAATGAATCAATTAGAAATATCATTGAAAGCCTTGAAAATAATAATTTATTAACGGAGCAAAAAAATGAAGAGAAGACACAATAAGAAAAGGAACACCGCGCTTGTATATGAAGCGTTAATTAAGGAAGCGACAGCCGCTATTCTAAGAGGTGATCACGAGACTAAAAACAAAGTAGTCTCAATTGTGAATAAACACTTTGGACTTAATTCAATCTTGAGAAAAGACTTACAGTGTTACCAATCTCTTGCCGAAAATCAAGGCTTATCTATAGAGGATTCAAAACGAATTCTTAATGAGACCAAACTCCAAAAGCGCTTGATTGATCCCACCGGACTTTTTAAAGCACAAACACAAGCAATCAAAGATATCAACACTGAGATCGATTCAGATATTTTCAACAACTTTGTTCCAAACTATAAAACACTGGCTACAATTGATCAAATGTTTTCATTTAAAACTTCTCCAAAAGATAAAGTGCTCTTGGAAAATGAGGTTATTGAGTTTATGTCAGCAACAGCCGAAGAAGATAAAACGGAAACAGTTGACAACTTGGTGATTAACACTTTTATTGAAAAGTTTAACCAAAAGTATTCTGGCGAGCTTCTTGATGAGCAAAGAGAATTATTGACACATTATATTATGTCTTTCGCTGACAATGCAGTTTCTTTAAAAATGTTTATCAACAACGAGATTGGTCGCTTAAAAGAAGCGCTCATAAGTTCGTCTACAAACGTCAATGAAATTAGCAAAGATAAAGATATGGTTCAAAAAACTAATCAAGTTGTTGAGAAGCTTGAATCTTACTCAAATGTCAATGTATCAGACGATGTTTTACTTTCAGTGTTAAAGACACAAGCTCTTGTAAAGGAAATCTATAACAATGCCGTTAACGATTAAGATTGGTCGTGCCAACCAAACTGCTATTGTGCGTTTGGAAATGGACTTGAGAAAAAGCATGAATGGTGATCTTATGATTTTTGATCATGGTGATATTGATATTGTTTTATCTCCAAGTTCTAATAAAGTTGTCGCTTTTCCAAAAGAAAACTTAAGCGACCTTGTGTATGGCGCACAAAATAGATTATTTACACACCTTCGCAAGAAAGGCTTGGTGGTGCCAGAATCTATCCAAGCGTCCTCTTTTTGTGGCGCGTTCGAAGCTACATTACAAGAATCTTTCAAAGATGATTTAAATACTGCTAAGATGACTTTGATTAATATTTCTAAGTTTATCGATGAAGAAAGACCCTATTTAGAATCTATGGAGGCTATTGTCTCAATCACTGATGATGAACTCATTCATCCAGACAAAGAAGATTCAACCGAGTTGGGAGAAGTTCCTCAATCAACAGAAAAGGGCTCAATCCGACCAGGATATATTAGAGATCCTTATTCGCTTAATTACTTGTATACAATTTAGGAGTTAAATTGGAACTTATAACCTTTATATTGTGCGCTTATGGGTTGACACAAATAATAGTATACGGCAAA